GCCATACGTACTGAAGCACTAGGTCTACGGATAGACGGGAGCGCCATCTTGGGACCAGCACCAGCAATGTTGAGGAGGGCTTCAGCAGTAGTAGCCTCCTCTGGGTACGCCTGTGCTACTTCCCCAAGCTTCTCCATTCCACGCTGAAGCATAGAACCTTCGTACGCCTCTGAGATACCACGCTGGACAGCCTCAGGAGCGTACCTACGGTATGCTTCTCCTGCTACTTCTCCTAACGTCTCTCCAGCAGCCCCAACACCAGCAGCAAGCGTAGTGCCTACTCTGAACTTACCGGGCAGTCTTTCGACATCTCCAGCAATAGTGCTTCTGTAACGCTCACGAGTCTCCTGAAAACGCTCAGGTGTTTCTGCAATCATCTCTCGCATACTTTCAGGCTCACGAGGACGTGGAGGAGTAACAGTAAATGTTTCTCCGTTAACTATACCAATGACTTCTCCTGTCTCTTTGTTAGTGGCAGTCTTGAGCGGCAACCATTGTTCACCGTCCCAGTAAATTTTCTGTCCTGTCTGTGGATTAGTCGCTGTCTTCATGTCTTAGTCCAATTCAAAACCTTCGGGAAGTTCTGCTTCTGGTGCCGTTGGCTCCTCTGGCATAGTTATGCTTGGGAAGCTAGTCATGTTGTCTTCACCTACACGTTTTGCAGTAGCAGTTCTGACTTTGTTAAAGTTATTCACAGTCTCTACCATAGCACGTCGTCGGATTTTCAAAAGAGAAAGTAAGGCTTCCTGCTGTGTGGTAATGTCAGCAGCAGCAATCAACTTGGCGTACTCTCTATCCGCATCTGACAAACCAGTGCCCGAACCAAAGTCCTTGATCTGGTCAGCAACGATCTTACCTGCTTCTGAGATAAAGGTTTCAGCGTTGGTGACTGCAGGGTCATAAGGCAAACCAATGAGTTCACCAAAGCGTCTCAGGTTTAGCTCTACGTTAGCCGCAAGACCCGTAGGCATACCGCCTTCTAAACGCCCAGTCTGTCTGTCGATCAACTCAATCATGTCACGAGCGTCTTGGGCCTTAGTGTTTAGCTCAACAAAGTTACTGACGTTGGCTTCTGCCATCTTTTCTGCACCAACTTCTTGGCCTTTGTCAATAACTTCCTGAACCTGAGGAGCCTTACGTACCAACCCAAGTTCGCTGGCTTTAACGTACTTGTTAGTCTGTTCGTTGTAGACTAAACCAAAGTCATTGATGTTGACGGCCTTGATGTTACCTTCTGTGTCCTGCCAAGCTTCTAGCTTACCTGTGCGTCCCTTGAGTAGAGCGTCTGCTTCTTCGGACGACAGCGTACCCATAGCCGTAATCTGAGCAGGAGTAAACCCAGCCATCTTAAGTCGTGCCTTGATAACCTGTGGGTTGTCCAAGGGCAACTGCTCAATCTGAAACTCTCGTACGTCCTCGCTGATAGCCCGTAGTTCGTCCATGTCCGTAGTAGATCGTGCAGTTGCTGCTTGGTCCTTAAGGCCTGCTGCTTCTGCTGCTCTGGCTACTTGCTCTTGAAAAGCACTTAGTTGAGCTTGTGCTGCTCCCTGTGCTTTCAAATCACGCGCTGCTTTTGCGTACTTCACAGCGTTTTCCATGTCGCCCTGCTCTTGATAAAACTTAGCTAACTGAGCCAGACCTTCTGGAGTATTAGGATCAATCTGAGACAACTGTTGTTTCTGTGTTTGAGCCTGTTGTTGCTGCCTAAGTTGTTGGGGCAGTGTCGCTGCGCCCTTCACAGCGGACAATAGCCCACCTTGGACAGAGCCCATGGGACTTGCCATTTGTCTTAAAAATTCTTGTGAAAACTTAGCCATGTTTAGTCTCCAAATCCAAATAGTCCACCAAGACCACCAAGTATGTCTTCAATTATGTTACCGCCTGAGCCTTCACCTTGAGGAACGCTAAAGGCTTGATTAAGCATACTTCCACCAACTTGACCCAAGAGGTTAGCTCTGGCACGTTCCATAAGAAGCTGTTGCTCAAGGCCAGACATAGCTGTTTCACCAAAGAGACCAGCACCGTACTGCTGAAGTTCTGCTTGTTGTGACGCCAGTTGTTGAGACGGTTGAGTAGCGGCGAGTAGTTGTGCCTGAGGCAGGTAACTAGCGCCCAACATTTGTTGACCCAGTTGTGCCTGCTGCATCTGCTCTGCTTGAGCTTGTTGCATAGCCTGTACAGCGGCAGTATTCTGTGCTTCTTCCTGAGCTTTAGCCAACGCTAGTTGCTCTGGAGTACCGCCAAACTGTGCCGTACGTACGCCTAAGCGACCTTGAGACGCCAAACGCTCTTCCAGAGCTAAACGCTGTCGTTGCTCCTCAGGGGTCTGCACAGCCCGTAGACGATCAAAGATTTCTTGTTCACGTCCTGTAGTTGGCTGCTGCGCCTGCTCAAAGAACTGTCCTGCGCCACCAAACAACTGTTGCTGCATGGCTTGTTCTTGAGGAGACAGACCCAGAGTCGTCGTAAACTGACCAGTGGTAGGATCAATTTGTGTGCCAAACTGTCCCCCAGTAGCAGTAGTGACTGTAAAGGGCCTGAACTGAGTTTGTTCCAGACCCATCTGAGCGATGTCTAAGGCTCCCGGTACTTGCTGTCCACCTATAGTTGTGCCAACTAGAGCTTGTTCACCAATGTCCGATAGTCTATTATATTCTTCAGCGGTCAGCAAACCACCAAGAAACCCCGGTATGGCGACCTCTGGTTGTAATAAATAATCTAAAAGGCTCATTCATATTCTCCTAGTTAAAGCAACTTACCTATTAAGGCCATTACGTTAATCTCCTGTAGTGATAATTGAGACCCGTCAATGTCAGCCTCTAGTCCAACTACTATACTTGTGCCATATCCTGTGGCGTTTAAACTCTTCTGGTTTGTTAAAGCACCACCAGTAAACTCTACGGCGGTGTACTCACTTACACCAAAGAAACCAGTAATCTGGTCACCTACTGTAAATTCTGCTGTTGCGTACGAACTTTTGAAGTCATAGGCCCACTTAAGAAATACTGTGGCGTTGTTAGCACCAACCAGTGTCGGCTTCAACTTCTTCAAAATCTTGATTCTAGAGCTATCGCCAAACGTCAAGCTTGGGCTGTAGTACTTAAATCGGTAGGGGTTACCGTCGTCTTGATAACCGTCGTACTCGCTGATTCCTTTGGACGTTCCAATGAGCAACGTACCGTCTTCTTTTCTAGTGTACGAAGTAAACCCTGTAGACACCCAACGTGTCACACGGTAAGACCCATTCTCTGTTGTTCCTCGAACGTCGAAGCAGTAGGTTACGTCCTGACCTACAAAAGTCAATAGGTAAAAACCTTCTTCTGGACTATAGACAGACCTGAAAAAGTCATTTTCTGTCTGTAGTGCAGCAATGATGTCCTTAGTAATGTTACCTGACAAACTACTGATAGGCAAAGACTTTTCTTGTATTGTCCTGCCAAAACTCTTGAGTCCAGTGTGTGACAGGAACAATACGTCAGTACCAGTGTACTGCACAGTGTCTCTGTCTACACAACCTACGCCAGCTACAGTGTCAGCCAGTGTCATAGTAGCAGGGGCTTCTGCTCCTTGGTACGCTACAATGCTGTGCTTACCGAAGATAATCAGCATACCGTTGTGTGCAGCTAGTGCAACAATCTCGTCGTAGCCGTCAGGCCAGACCTTGGATATGTCTATGGACCCGCTAGTGCCTCCTGTCCAGTCATGACCAATCAACAGGTCAGACCAGTACACTACGGACTTCTCGTTAGCAATGTCAGCACACCACAGACGACCGTAAGCAGACAATACCTCGTTAGCCTTTGGGATGTCTGCTGCTGCTGACGCACCTGTAACAGTACTTAACTTGACTACAGAACCGCCTGTGTTGTCATAGACAAGAGGCTCATAGGCTCTCTGGTAGAAGTAGATCTTATCGTTAAAGTTGACCATCTTCCAGTTGTCAGCGGTGATTGTGTAAGACGCAGGTGTCTCGTCAGCTAACGTGGTTGTACCACTAATAATCTTGTTGTTACCTACAGAAAATACCTTGGTGTTTCCTGCGTTGTCCTTGAACTCTTTTATGGCTCGTATAGAGTCAGACCCAAGGACAGTCTTAGTAGTCGTAATTACGTCATGGCCCTTACGTGCAGCAATACGACCACGCTTGTCAATCACAGCGTTGTCTGCGATCTCAGCAAAAGATGGGTCCTGTGCTAACGGCGAGTCTTCGGTGTTAACACCTTTGAACGCCGGAGCAACAAGGTTGATGCTACGTAATTCTTGTGCCATATCAAATAGTCCTAAATACCATTTCTTCAGGATGTTTTGCTGCGTCTATAGCAATAGCGTCAGACAAGAACTTGTCAGCAATAGCAAAGTACTCAGCAGTAGACGTACCGCCTGTCTCACCACGCTCACGAGCCAATAGAGCTACAGCTAGGTGGATCACAGGCATCGCTGGTACAAGTAGTACGTCTGTGTCGCTAGTCAGGTCTGCCTGTCGCTTAATCACATCAAACCGCAAGCTGTAGACACCGTCTGGTGTTGGGCTTACGAGTACTTGCGTGTCACCGTTGGAGTCAAGACCGTTGTACGTGTAGTACTTAGGCGCTCCTTCAACTTCTTCAGCAATGTACAGAGAGTCATTGAACCAGTCCTTGGTCTGATAACCCATGAAACAATTCTGTGTGTCATTGATTACCGACATGACTTTGACATTGTCATCGCCACCTGTTAGAGAGTAACCGTTGTCGGAAGCAGTAGTAGTTACAACAATGGTGTCACGCAAGGCTGACCAGTCGTTGGACTCTTCTACTATCTTCTTAGCGTCATTGATAAAATCACTAACCATTTTGCTGTACGTGTTGGCAGTAACTGTAGCAACTTCGTCTTCCCGAAGTCTACGCAACACGTTGTTCATTAGGTTTAAATACGTCATGCTAACATTCCCGGTTTTCTAGGAGGTTTCTGTGGTGTAGTAGACTGTCTGTCTAAAAACTGATTAAGCTGTTGTAAAGCAGAAGGCTGTTGTTTTATAGGCTCTGATCGTACTACTTGTTGTACTTGTCGTGGTGACGCTTTTTCTTCAAAAGGTTTAAACTCAAAAGGTTTTGCAGCAGCAATCTGTTGAGCCGTTGGCTGCTTTGCGCCTAGACCTAAGAGTCCCAACGTAGCCAACCCTAGTTGTTGTCCAAGTTGCCCGAAGCCAGACTCAAGCTGCCCACTGATTCCTCCAAAGCCTGTCCCCAGTTGCTCTGTAAGCGTGTCAGAGAGTCCCTGAATGTTTTCACTAATGCCAGTACCAAGTCCACCAATAGAGTCTACTACAGTGCCTACGTCAGTGCCTAGGCTGTTTGCTAAGCTTGTTAAACCGCTGAGTACTGAAGTTTCTAGCTCTGTTAGTTCTCCACCAAGGCCTGAACCTAAGGTAACAATAGCGGACGTAATGTCGTCTGTCTGTACGCCCAGAGCGTCTGCTAGGTCTTCTATGCCTTGGTTTACGGCTGTAGTAACGCCTCCTACTGCTTCTTCGACACCAGTAAGTTGCTCACTTAGTCCTGTGATGTTTTCTGTGAAGTCAGCACCAAGGTTAGTCACAGACGTAACTACGTCACCTATGTCTAGCCCCAGTGTGCTGGCTAAGTCAGTCAACCCTGATAGTACTGATGTTTCAAAACCAGTTAGCTCTTCAGAAGTCAGAGTGCCTAGGTTACCAATAGCGGTTACAATGTCGTCAGAAGATACGCCAAGCTGTTCTGCCAAGGCATCAATACCGCCTTGGACACCTGTGATGCCTTCGCCAAGACCCGTTAGCTGCTCGCCTAGGCCTTCGATACCTTCGGCAACACCTTCTTCAAGGTCAGTAACAGAAGTCACTACGTCGCCAATGTCTACGCCTAGGTTTTGAGAAAGTAGCCCTAAGCCTTCAAGTATGTTCGTTTGTAGCTCAGTTAGGTTTTCTCCAGTTGCTTCACCAAGTCCACTAATAGCAGCAATAAGACCTTCTGTAGACAAACCTAAATCTTCAGCTAACTGGTCAATACCGCTCTGGACACCTTGGATGCCTTCAGCAAGACCCTCGAACTCGCCGCTTAACTGTGTAGCAACTTGTTCTGCAGTCAGCCCTTCAGGCAGATTGTCTACAATGTTTTGAATTTCTTCAACAGTAGCAGAAGGAGGAATGTCAATAGCACTTGCAATCTGAGCTAGTTGTTCCTCAGTAAATCCATAGCCAGCGAGTGCTTCATCCAGCAGAGCACTTACGTCACCTACAACGTCTTCCCTAAACTGCTCCATGTAACTACTGAAGTCTTCGTTGCTCATTAGGTCTGCATTGTTCAAAGCAGTTGCAACGTCTTCTGGTGTAGCGTAACCAGCGTTGCTAATAGCGTCTATGAAGTCCTGTGCGTCACCGTAAGGCAAGTTAGCCAAAGCAGTAGCCAGTTGTTCTGGGGTTAGTACACCGGCCATAGCCTCAGTAAACTGCTCTGTAGTCAAAAGACCTGCTTCAGACAACAAGGTAGAAACGGTGTTTCCTATTTCTTCAAGAGACACGTCATTAAGTTCAGGGAATGCTTCTTGTATTTGAGCTAGAGTAGGTAAGTCGGCTACACTAAGGGCATTGATAGCGTCAATAATTTCTTGTGTTTCGACTTGGTTGTCTGCTCTGACTTGGTCCACAACGTCTTGGAACATTTCTTCTGTAATGCCCGGAGCGTTGCCTGTTCCTGTTTCGGTTGTGTCAGGCTGCGGTTCAGGCTCAGGTTGTGGCTGTGGTTCAGGCTCAGGTTGTGGCTGTGGTTCAGGCTCAGGTTGTGGCTGTGGTTCAGGCTCAGGTTGTGGCTGTGGTTCAGGCTGTGTTTCAAAAGTTTCTTCTTCTTCAATAGTGCTTTCAAAAGGATCATCAACAAATTCAAAATCAACGTCAACAAACCTAGACCCTCCAGAGGCTGACGAAGATAACCAATCATCATAATCAGCGCCACTAATTATGGGTCTTCCGTCTTCTGTAAAGCCACCAAAAACAACGCCGCCGCCAGCAACGTCAGCAGTACCGCCAATGCCCCGCTCGTTTAGGTAATTAACAAAACCTTCCCAATCATTGGCGTCTTCAAATGCCATAAGAGCTTCGGCATCTTCTTGGCTTATAGCCTTATAATCGCCATTAGGATTAACAATAAAATATTCGCCAGTATCGGGACGAACATTAATACTAAAAGGCATATCGGGGTCGTGGTACATGCCAGTATTAGAAAAATAAAGTAAGCCGTTAGAAATTTCTGGGGGCTGTCTAAATCCTAAATAAGTATTAATTTCATCGTCAGTAAACCCGGCCCTTTCCATATAAAGACGGGCTTCATCGTCAGTAAGGTTGTCATAAGTAGCTGGATCTAAAGCGGTCCCACGTAATGATTCTTCTACATATTGAGTTGCAGTAGGAGTATCAGGAAGCCCAAAGTCTGTAGTAACGCCCCAAGCACCTTCGTCTGTTAACTGCTCATTTAAATCAGAAGTAAGATTTGCAAAATACGATGCTGTTTCTGCATCCATTGCGTCAATTAAGCCGCTTACTGTTGTGTCAAACTGATCTTCTAGTTGTGCGTTAAGATCTGCCGCTTGCTCTCTCATCATGGGGTTATCCCACAATGCCCTAGCCTCTTCTTCGGATACGTTTGGATTAAAGAAGAAGTCAACAACGTCGTCTAACGTAGTAAACAAACCAGCAGTAAACACTTGGTTTATGTTTACTTCACCGTTTATTATTCCTTGTTGAATAATGCTGTTACCCATTGCTCTTAACGCATCATCAACAATCTCAATACCAGTAATTTCAGATAAATCAATTCCGGGCATTACTTCTTGTAAAACAGGACCAATAATTTGATTTAAAGCCTGCCCTATACCTGCTGTTGCTATAGACGTTAACAATTGATTAGGATTAATAGACCCTGTACTGATAGCCTGACTAATTGCGCTACTTGTGACAGCAGATCCAACACTACCTAAGGCCGGAGCTAACGCACCGCCAGACATTATACCAATAGCGGTAACAATGCCCATCTTTACGTAATCAGCAAAACCAGCGTGATCTTCGTTTTGAGTTTTTACATACGCAGAGCCGTTCCACTGGAATTTGTCACCGGACTCGCTGTACACTGTAGACTGTACGCCGTACTTCTGCAGCAACGCTTGGTTAGCTTCAGAGTTCAACCAGTTTTGGTAGCCAGCTACCTGTGCTCCACGCTGTTGTCCTATGAGGTTTTCTAGGTTCTGACCGGGGTCACTAGGGTCAATAGTAAGATCAGCGTCACCTTCGAGAATCATCTCTTGGTCTTCGGTAAACCCTGCATCTGCTTCTGACCAGTTACCTACTGTAAGGTCACCACTCTGTAGTAACTGCTCACGTTCGGTCATGTACGCAAGGTAGTTATCAAACGTACCAAACATTTCACGCAGGCGGTTTACGTCGTCACTTTCAAAATAATCACGTAGCTCGTCTACAGTAACCTGCCGGGGTTCGCCTTCCTGACCATAGAGATAGTTTTGGAAGTCCCTGTCGCCCTTCTCACGGCCTTCGATAAGCGTAAAGGTTTGAGTAACAATAGGGGCTTGTTTTCCGGGGTCGCCTTTGACAGGTCCTGTGCCGTCACCAGTAGTGCTGTCGCCTGTTGGAGTAGAGGTATCAGAGTTTACTCCTCCTGTAAGAAGACCACCACCGGAAGTAGAGTCCGAAGGAGCAGTAGGAGAAGTCGTAATTGTGCCGCCGTTTGCTCTTACGTAATTAGTAGCTTCTGTTAACGAATTAAACTGCTGTGTTCCTACGTAATACATAATTATTTCTTCCAGTTAGCCAGACCACGCAGGCCAAATGACGCTGCCACAGCAGCACCTAAGAATCCTTTGTACCACTCAGGCATAGCGTCCAGAGCAGCAAACCCGTCCATCACTACAGGTACCATAGATGGAAAAAACGC